GCGTGATGTGCAGGCAGCAGATGGAGGAGTTATCGACAACCATCAGGGAGATCATGGTGTACCAGACACCTGGCCTTGCTGATCTGTATTCGCAGACTTATGAGATGCGTCAAGTCATCTCAGAGGAACAGGAAAAAGCTAGACTCAAGGAGGAGGCGCAGAAGAGGCAAGACGCATGGCTACACAGGCAAGAGGAAAGAAACCTGCAAGCAAAACTGGCAGCAGTGGTGGCGACTTCTATATTCCTCCTGTACCTTTGGCTGTGGTTCCTGTTCGTAAGTCAGTGGGGGAAGAAATAGTGGGCTGGATATTTTGCTGTATTCTGATCGCGGCCCTGCTCCCCTTGGGTGCAATGCTTTATCTCGACATCTTGGAGGTGAAGCATCAGGTGAAACAAGAGGTGGAAAAGGTAGAACGGTTAAGAAGACAACTGGAACAGGAGAGACGCAAAAATGACAAGACATGAACTTTCACTGCTGGCGCTGACTGTTTGCGTTGGCATCCTCTGCGGGTTGCTGGCTGGCTGCGAAGATCGTTTCAGATACCCTTGCCAGGACCCAAAGAATTGGGAACTTGCCGAGTGCAAGCCGCCAATCTGCACAGCAACGGCTACATGCCCTGACCAGTTAATCAAACCCGAACAGGAGAAGAAGTGATGGCTACAGTTGGATATAAACCAAATAATCGTCTGTCTCCAGAGGAGATCGAGGCTCGCGTGTGGGCTTGGGTGATCTTCGTGATCTCTGTCATCTTGTTGGGTTCATGTTTCAGTTTCATCTATTCTGTGACGTTCGTGACCCAGCCGATGTCATCTATGGCGCCAATCGACAAGGTATACACGAAGATGATCAACGACATCATGCTGCTGTGCACTGGCGTGCTGGGCGGTGTGGCTGGCCGCAAGGCCGTGTCGGCTGCTGTTGCCACGGCTACCGCCAAGGCAGAGAACATTGACAGCGACAACGATGAGCCGCCAAAGCCATGAAGGATCTTCTTGGCGGTCTGCTGGTGCTGGTCCTTGTGTTTGGCGGTGGCTACTGCACCGGCAAGCACTATGAGCAAGAGGCCCAGCAGGCCGAGGTGGATCGGCTCAACACCGAGGCCAGAGCCAAGGAGAAGGCCTTGGAGGCCGCTGTAACAACAACTGCAAATGCACTGAGGGTATCGAATGAAAAAGCAAAGATGGCTACAAAACAGCGCGATGCTGCTATTGACAGTGGCGCTTACAAGTTGCGGGTTCCTGTCAAAACGTCCTGCGCCGTACCAGCCACCGCAGATCCCGCCACTCCCACAGGAGGTGGTGGAGGAGAAGCATCAGCCGAACTTAGTCCAGAAGTTGGAAAAGCTCTTTTCGCAATAGCAGAGGAAGGCGACCGCGCCATCACCAAGCTGAATGCTTGCATCGATTTGTACAACCAAGCCCTTGAATCACAGAAAGGTATCAAATGACACAACTCACCGCCAACTTCAGTCTGCATGAACTGAGCAAGTCAGAGACAGCCCTGCGCATGGGTCTGGACAACACGCCAGATGACGAGGCGACAGAGAATCTGCGCCTGCTGTGCGAGAAGGTATTGCAGCCTGTTCGTGACCATTACGGCAAGGGCGTGAAGGTGAATTCTGCCTATCGCAGCCCTGAATCCAATGCAGCTGTCGGCGGGTCAAAGACCAGCGACCATTGCAAAGGCATGGCGGCTGACATTGAGATACCTGGCGTTGCCAACGCCGATCTGGCTCAGTGGATCATGGATAACTTGGAATATACCCAGCTCATTTTGGAGTTCTACACGCCAGGCATTCCAGACAGCGGCTGGGTTCATGTCAGCTATGACCCGAACAACCTGAAGAAGCAAGAGCTGACCGCCACCAAGGTTGCGGGTAAGACGCAATATTTGCCTGGTCTGGTCGCATAATTTAGGTCATGGCTACCAATCTGACTCAGCAGCTCGACACACCGGCGCCACCCAACTTGGGGACGCCTGATGTGCTTTACAGCGAAAGCTATTTCAGACAGACCAATGGCGGCCTCAATGTCTATTTCAACAAGCTGCGCAACCTGTTTGGTGCGTTGCTTGGCCCAAGGGGCGGCAAGTGGATGAACATGCCTTACGGCGCGTTCCAAGATGGAACAGACCAGACGGCGGCCAATACCACCACGGCCTACGCCATCACGTTTGACACCACCGACTTCAGCAATGGTGTGACCTTGTCGAATTCGTCAAGGCTGAATGTGGCGCAGGCTGGGATCTATAACGTGCAATTCAGCATCCAGTTCAAGAACACCACCAACGACACGCAAGACGTTGACGTGTGGTTTCGTAAGAATGGCACTGACATTGCCAAATCAAACTCAAGATTTAGTCTTGGCCCTCGCAAATCGTCAGGCGACCCATCCCATGTGATTGCCGCGCTGAATTTCTTTGTGAGCTTGGCGGCCACCGACTATGTGCAAATCATGTGGCGGCCATCAGATGTCGGTGTCTCAATTGAGCACTACGCAGCAGGCACTTCACCGACAAGGCCAGCCATTCCATCAGTAATTGCCACTTTGAGCTTTGTGTCCAATTTGTCCACAGAAACCGCATAATTAAGCCATGGCATTCGTACCCTTAAAAATCCCACCAGGCATCTACCGAAATGGTACTGAGTACCAGTCTTCGGGCCGTTGGTATGACGCAAACCTTGTACGCTGGTTTGAGAATACCCTGCGCCCAATTGGCGGGTGGCGTAAGCGCTCCAGCAGCCAACTGACTGGCAAATGCCGTGGGCTGCTTACTTGGCGGGACAACAGCGGAGATCGCTGGATTGCCGCAGGCACTGAATCAAAGCTCTACGCCATGAACGAGGCGGGCACGCTGAAGGACATCACACCCACAGGCTTGACTGTTGGCGTTGCGGACGCCGTCATCAAGACTGGCTATGGCTATTCAACCTACGGCAATTTTGCTTATGGCGTTGCGCGGCCAGATACTGGCACTGTGACACCGGCCACCACATGGTCCTTAGATACATGGGGCGAGTATCTGGTGGCCTGCTCAGACGCTGATGGCAAGCTGTACGAGTGGCAGTTGGGATTCTCAACGCCAACACTGGCGGCGGCCATCACCAATGCACCGACAGGATGCGCGGCGGTGATGTCAACTGCCGAAAGGTTCATCTTTGCCTTGGGCGCGTCCAGCAACCCTCGGCTTGTGAAGTGGTGCGATCAGGAAAACAACACTGTCTGGACGGCTGCGGCCACCAATCAGGCTGGTGACTTTGAGCTGCAAACAGTTGGCGCGTTGAAGGCTGGCAAGAAGGTGCGCGGCATCAACTTGCTATTCACTGACGTTGACGTGCACACCGCAAGTTACGTTGGCCTGCCCTATGTCTACGCCTTTGAGAAGGCTGGCTCTGGATGCGGCTTGATCTCTTCGCAGGCCGTGGCCGCGATTGACACTGCCGCCATGTGGATGTCTAAATCGGGCTTCTGGATATTTGACGGCTATGTCAAGCCACTGCCCTGCGATGTGTCTGACTATGTGTTTCAGAACATGAACTACAACCAAGCCTCCAAGGTTTATGCGGTTCACAATTCCAAGTATGGCGAGATCTGGTGGTTCTACCCATCAAGCGCCAGCAACGAAGTTGATTCCTACGTCACATACAACTACCGAGAAAACCACTGGAACATTGGCTCCATGGCTCGCACCGCTGGCACTGACCGTGGTGTCTATTTGAATCCTCTGATGGTGTCGTCTGACGGCTACATCTACGAGCATGAGGTCGGCTTTGCGTATGACGGCGGGACTGTCTATGCCGAGTCTGGACCCTTTGAGATTGGCCAGGGTGACAACATCATGTCGGTGCGTCAGGTGATTCCTGATGAGCAGACGCTGGGTGAGGTTGCTATCAGCTTCAAGACGCGACTCTATCCAACGTCAACAGAGACAACACACGGTCCATATTCAGCCTCACAACCAACTGATGCGCGGTTCTCTGGCCGTCAGGTCAAGATGATTGTGACTGGCGCACTGCTGGACGATTGGCGTGTCGGCGTCATGAGATTGGAAGCTGTGGCGGCGGGTAAGCGTTGATGGATGGAGATTTTGAGAGACTGCGCCAGCATGTGGAGGCGGCCTTAGAATACTCTGGAGGAACACACAAAATAGAGGATATTGCTGAAGGGTTGAGTGCAGGCAGATTTCAGTTCTGGCCTGGCTTGAATTCAGCGGTGGTGACAGAGATCATTGTCTACCCGCAAATCAAGGACTTGCATTATTTCCTTGCTGGCGGCGACCTAGATGAACTCAAGATGATGCGACCTTTGATCGAGTCTTGGGGAAAGAGCATAGGTTGCACGCGAGTATCTTTGGCTGGCCGTCCAGGCTGGTCCAAGACATTCTTAAAAGATGAAGGATATGAGCCTAAGTGGTTCATTTTGAGCAAGGAACTTTGATCATGGCTTACGAAGATTTACCAAGTCAAGCATGGCGTAATCTGCCACCAGCGCAGTTCAACACTGGTTTGCTTGGACAGGGTCAAGCGCCTGCGCCTACCAACTACTATCAGCAGATCATGCAAGAGATGGCTTCTCAGCCAATGTATGCGACTGTTGCGCCGCAAAGTGCTGGCGGCTATAAGACTGGCATATATGCGCCTCGCACTGTTGAGGAGATGGTTGACGAGCTGAACGCCTTAAACGCTGCTGGTGGCAACGGCAGAAGCGCGGCAGAACAGCAGCGCATTGATCAATTCTTTGATGCCATGACGCCAGCAGAATTGGCAGAATTTCAGAAGAAGAATGCTGACTTCATCAACAAGTTACTGACGCCAATGCCTTTGCAGTTGGCTGACCTTGCCGCCAAGAAGATGGGTTATGCAGGGTTTTTGCCATTCACTTTGGGTGATGGTTTGCTTGGCGATGGCAAGCAAGGTGTTGTCACTGTTGGCGAGTTATCGCCTGCCCCTGCTGACGGTGGCGATGGCGGCCTCATGAGCGCAGGATTTGGCGCACCAGGTGCAACATCAGGCAATGCTGGCGCATTGGGATTTGGACCATCAGGCATGGCATCAGGCTTGACATCTTCAATCGCACCAGGCGCAACAGCTGCCAGCCTTGGACTTCATGGCGCTGGTGGTGGAGGCGGAGGCGGTGGTGGTTCATCTAGCGGTGTTGCCAGCGGCAGCGGTGGCGGTGCAGCTGCCATGGGTACTGGCGCTGGAGGCATGGCCGCAGGTGCTGGCACTTCATCTGGCGGCGGCGGTGGAGGCGGTGGTGGTGGAGGCGGTGGATGCTGCTTCATCATGCTGGAAGCTCGCTACGGTGACGGCACGATGGATGCCGTGGTGCGCAGATACCGTGATGAGAAGATGACAGACAAAAACCGCCGTGGCTACTACAAGCTGGCCGAGGTATTTGTTCCATTGATGCGCGAATCTCGCATCTTCAAGTTCTTTGTGGCAAAGACATTTGCAGATCCATTGGTGTCCTACGGCAAGTATCACTATGGCGAAAACAAGCACGGCTGGTTATTCAAGCCAGTTGAGAAGTTCTGGATGAAGGTGTTCAACACCTTGGGAACTGATACAAAATTCATTCGTGAAAACGGCGAAACGGTATAAGGGGAAAAATATGTCAAAAGGCGGCGGCACACAAGTCACAAGCACAGAAATTGATCCACAGATCAAGGAAGAGTATTTCAAGAATCTAGAGCAGGCTCGCAGTGTTGCTGGCGCTTTGCCAGTACAGCAGTTTGCTGGATTCAATCCTCTGTATCAGCGTGGCGAAGAGGCTCTGACAAATATTGGTTTGACACCATTCAATCAGGCCAGCATTCAAGAGTTCATGAATCCTTATGAGCAGCAAGTCATCCAAGGCACATTGGGCGACATTGAGCAATCACGCCAGATGGCTGCAATGCAAAACGCACAGCAAGCTACTGCCGCCAAGGCTTTTGGCGGTTCACGCTACGGCGTCCAGCAGTCTCTGACAGATCAAGGCGCATTGGCGCAAGCCGCCAAGACTGCGGCTCAGATGCGCCAGCAAGGCTATGGTCAAGCTGCGCAAATGGCTCAAGCGGCTCGCCAAATGGGTCTACAAGGTGCTCAGACCGTGCTCGGCCTTGGCGGTGCACGTCAGCAGTTTGCGCAACAGCAGTTGGACGCAGCACGCAATTTGGATTTGCAGAAACTTCAGATTGCGCAGGGCGCGTTGGGTCTGACGCCAGCCAATTTGGGTGGCACTACAAGCCAGCCTGTCTATCAGAATGCCGCATCTAATATCGCTGGCGTTGCGATGGCGGCTAAAGCATTCGGTCTTCTTTGAGGTAAATCATGGCAACACAAAATCCTTTTGATCTTGGCGGCTTGCTGTTTGGCGGTGGAGACAGCGGCCTCAATGATTACTTGAGCGAAGAACAGCAGAAGTCAATTCAGCGTCAGGCACTGCTTCAGGCTGCTGGCGCATTGCTTCAAGCTGGTGGACCAAGCACGCAACGCATCAGCTTTGGACAGGCTTTGGGTGGCGCATTGCAGGCTGGGTCAAAGGGTTATGGCGATGCACAGCAAAACGCCATCACTCAATTGCTGACTAAGCAGAAGATGGATGAGTACAAGATGGCGCAAGATCAGCGCCGCAGGCTTGAGCAGATCTTTGGTGTGTCAGCTCCTGTCGCTGGTATGCCTATGACGTCAGAGCAAGCCTTGGCCGCGCCTGGCGGTCAGGCTGGTCCTACAGTGGAACGTGCCGCAATGGTTGGACAGGTTCCAGAAGGCCCAGCAATGTCTCAAGATGACATGCAATACAACAGATACATGCAGGCCGCGCAAATGTTTGCCGCGACAGATCCTGGCAAGGCCGAGGCGTATCAGAAGATGGCAATGTCCATCAAGCCCCGCGAAGAAGTGACAGGCCAGCCCTTTGAGGTGACTGGCTCTGACGGCAAGCCTGTGATGGTTCAGCAGTTCAAAGGCGGCAAGATCAAGACGCTGGAAGGCTTTGGCCCTAAACGCGAAGTGGTGTTGCAGAATGTTGATGGCCGAGTCGTGGCGATTGACAAGAACGCATTGAAGGGTGGCGAATCCTACGGCACAGGCATCACGCCAGCAGAGCAAAAGCGTTTGGAGATGGACGCCGCACGTCTTGGCATGGATGTCGAGCGCCTCAAGATGGAACGCCAACGCCTTGGCATGGAATCTCGCAGATTGAACATTTCTGAAGCTGAATTCCAGCGCGGCCAGTATGAACGCATGGAAAACGAAGAAGGCGTGTTCTACGTTCCAAAGGTCCCAGGCTTGCCGGCAATCCCTGTAGCTGGCCCTGGCGGTGTTCCTCTCAAAGGCAAGGCGCCGCCAAAGCCAACAGAGGGAGAGGCAAACGCCGCAGGCTTTGCCAATCAGATGGAAAACTCAGAGGCTATCCTCAAAAAATTGCCTGCTGGATCTCAGCCAGGCGCTGGCAGTGGAATTGCAGGATCAGTTCCTTTTATCGGTGATGTTACGAAGAGACTTGTGCAACCCGAAGCCACTCAACAATATGAACAAGCAGCGCAGGCGTGGATTCGCGCCAAGCTGCGCAAAGAGTCTGGCGCTGCCATTGGTGTTGATGAGATGGCGCAGGAATATCGCACCTACTTCCCGCAAATAAATGACACGCCAGCCAACATCAAACAAAAAGCAGAGGCACGTCGAATCGCCACTGAGGCCATGAAGAAATTC